CGTCCTCGTCCGGCCAGTCGTTCCTGTCCGGTTCCACCAGCTCGGGGAAAGGCAGGAGGCCGTCGTAACCTCCCTCCGTGATCCATACGCCGAAATCGGTGTAGGCGTCCTTGCCGTCTATGTATAACTCACCCCTCATAAGATCACCACGGTATTATCCTTGTTTATCTCAACCTCTCCCCCGATATTCACCAGCAGGATCACGGCGTAGTCGCTCGCCACGACCCTAGCCTTGCCGCCGTGCATGAGGATCACCTTGTGAACACGCTCGTTATCGTCTATCGTTATCACCGCATCCGTATCACCTATCACGGCGATATTGCCGGGATTGGTTACGTCCACGTGGCCGGAGTCAACGTACACCCCATAGGGCATCACGTGACCGGCCATGCCACGGAACATGTCTAGCGACGGGAAATCATTCTCCGCGCAAAACTCACGCCCCTGCGGGCTGAAGAACAGCCACACGAGGCTTCTCCAGTCCGTCACCCCGTTAGAACCACTGCACGCCCCGAGCGAGAGGGCCGATTTGATTATGTCGTTAACCGTCTCCATCATTATCTTGATCTCATTAATATCCCCTTGTCGTTAATAGTCTTTATACCGGAGGCCGCCGACTTGGTATTCGCCTCTATCTTCTCGGATAGGGCCTCTATACGTCCGGAGATCTCCGCTACCTTGGCCGTGTTCTCCGACACCTTCCCGGACAGGTCCTTGATCGCCTCCACGTTCTTCCAGCCCCTTGTCTGGAGGTCGTAGATGAAGCGCATCTGGTCGGCTATACCCGTCACTTGCACCAACGTCCTATCTAAAAATATAAGTTGGGTCGACATCTTACCGTCTATGATGTCCGCGGAGTCCTGGGAGATGGAACCAACGCCCTTGGACGAGGCCGTACGCCCGTCCTCCTCCTCTACCGCGTTACCGGTATTGAAATATTTGTCGGCCCAACCAAACTTACGGTCGAGGTCATCGGCCAGCTCCTGCGCCTTCCGATCCAGATAATCCTGTTCCCAGTCGCTGATATAATCGTCGGACCAGAACTCGAGCAATTTCTCTCGTATGGCTTTCATGGGATCGGACGCTGCCGCCTTGATCGACTCCGTCACCATGTTCCTTATCATCTTCCTCACGAGATCCTTGGCCGATTGCGCCTTGTCCTCCCCGGCGGCCCACGCGTCAGCGTAAGCGTTGGCGAAATCGTCGATCGCCGATTTTATGTCACTACCGAAAATGGCGTCCTTGCCGGCCTCCTTGTTATCCGCTATGGTGTTATTGATCTCGTCTATCTGGTCCCGCCACTCCTTGATACGGTCATTGTCGGTTTTCTTCTTGTCCTCCTCCTCCTTGATCTGGTTTTGGATAAGCACTTTTTGCTGTTCCAATAGCTTATTCTGCTGGTCGATAAGCTTGGAGGCATCCTTGGAATAGGCTTTCTCGATGGACCTGCCCAGCTTATCGTACGACTTGTCCAACGTGTCGATCTGATCCTGCAAACGCTGGATACGACTCTCGTTCTTCTTGTCATGGATCTTGGCGATAGAGGAGGCAAGGGATGTGACCACCCCGATAGCGGCACCGGCAGACGCACCGATCGGCCCGAACATCGCACCGGCTTTCGCCCCGTCCATGGCGGAATTGACCGCGTCCATGGCCACATTCAAGCCTTCGGCTATCTCACCGAACGCACCACCGAACGAATCCCCGAGTTTCGAGAAAGTATCAGAGAGGAATTGCCCGGACCGCATGATTTCGCCAAGCCCTTCCTCTATATCGTCAATTGCCTGTCGCAGCTTTTTCGTATCGTTACCAGCCTCAAATACGCCTTTCAGACCTTTGGCGACCTTCTCGTATGCCGGGCGCAACTTGTCCGCGGCTTCCTTGTTCTCCTTGAGCGCATCCGAGATATCTTTTAGTTTATCGGGTGATTTACTCCACAGTTCAAACGTCTCTTTCGTGATACCGAAATCCTTGCCCTTGCTCTCATCCCAGACACCGCTTTTCAAGAACTCCAAGGCTTCACGCCCCTTCCGGTTGATGGCCTCCAACTCGGAGAGGGTCTTGTCTTTCATGTCACCGAACAACCGACTGATAGCGGAAGTCGTCTTGCTCGCCTCTATGTCGAGATCAGACAGTTCCCTTTTCATGGCCTCGGAAAGGGACTTACGCTCGCCTTCCGTCGTAGCCTTGGCTATCTTCTCGTTATAAAGAGCCGTGATAGCATCTCTCTTATCAAGATAAGAACCGTATTCTTTCAGATACTCGTTCATGGCACGTTTCTCTTCCTCCAGTTGTTCCTTATTCACATTAGAGGTCGATCGCTCCCGTTTGACGTATGAGTTCACCAAGGCTGTACGAATCTCCACGGTCTGTTCCTTAGTCAGTTTGCCGCCTTGAGCGTCTTTCCACTCTTTTTCCTTGGTAAGTATGGCGGCGATCTCATTGTCATAGTCTAGGTTTATCTGGGCGATCTTCTTTGCGGAGCCTTCTTTCATCAGGTCGATCTCGGATTGCTGGTTCTGCCGGCGGAGGGATAGGAGTTCGTCTATCAATTTCTCTTGTTGCTTGAGTTGATTATCCGTACTCTTATCCTTCTCATTTGGATTTGAATATTTGTCTATTTGTTCCTGTGCCTCCTGTATCTGTTTAGTGTACTCATTCCATTTCTTTGAATTTTTCTCAGAAACAGCTAAAGCGTCACGAGCGGCTTCCGCTTCTTTTTTCTGCTTCTCCCAGTAGGATTTATTTTTTATTTCTTCTTTTGTCGTGTCTGTTGTTGATTTTGACAGCTTTCTTTTGAAATTTTCTAACGCTTTTTGTAGGAGTTTGATACGTTCTTCTTCTTCCGCAATCGCTTTATTGTTGTTTACAGTAAGCGGTATTCCTGTTGAAGGAGATACGCCTATAAGTCTCCCGTTGTCCTCTCGTAATTTCTTTAATCGCTGCGTAGACTCATCTATGTTTCGGATATACGAATCATAGGTATTGGTATCACGTTCTTTATTTAATAACTTATTTGCTTCTGCTAAATCAAGCACGGCCAATTCTTCCAACTTGTACGCTCCTGTTATCGCAGGAGATAGTTTCTGTAGCTGTTCGTAAACGGATATTTTAGCTAATTCCGTTTCTGTCTCATCTTGAATTATACGTATCAATGATTCAACTTGATTCTTTCGATCTGTCTCTTGTTGAATCATTTTATCCTGTTCATCATTGAATCTCTTTTGAGCCTTTTCTGCTATGGTTGTACTGTCAGATAGAGCCAACATTGTAGCTGTCAAACCAATAATTACCGTTCCCAAAGCAACATAAGGATTGGTAAGCATTGAGGCATTAAGAGCAAGCTGTACTTTCCGTGCCAATACACGAGCATTGGTAAGCCCTATCTCTACAATAGTATGTTTGCTTTCAGCAGCGGTAACCAGCATCACGGCGGTACGATAGGCTCCATAGGTAGCAACCAACCCGGCCAATACCTTACCTATCGTTTCATAGTTTTCTATCAACGAAGTGGTTGTTTGGATACCCTTAATTATGACACCTTCCGATTTCTGCCCCAATTCATTGAATGCAGTATCCATAGCATCCTGCATCATTGATAACTGGCCATTGATAATTTTAGAAGCATTCTCTGACATCTGATAGAACTTTCCGCCTGCGCTTGTAGCGTCAATAAACGCCTGTTGTACCATTTCTGCGGAGATTGCCCCTTTTGACATTTCTTCTTTGAGCTGCGCCATAGATTTGCCAGTCTTTTCCGTCATAAATTGTAACGGATTGAATCCTTGTCCAACCATCTGATTAAAATCCTGCCCCATCAACTTTCCAGCCGCCGACATTTGAGAGAAAGCCAACGTAAGCGAGTTAAACCTTTGGGTATCTCCCATAGAGACATCGCCAATAGCCTGTAAATAACGTGGTACTTTCTCAGCCTCGATATTAAAGCCTAACATCATCTGCGTAGCTTGGGTTACATCCGAAAACTCTAACGGAGAAATCTTAGCATATTCACGTACTTGCGACATAAGCGCATCCGCTTTTTCCTTGCTTCCCAACAAGGTTTGAATAGCCGTATCTGCGGCTTGGAACTCGCCACGCACACGGATAATTTCAGAACCCAACGCTTTCAACACACCTACCCCACCGATAACAGCCAATACCTTCTTCCAAGAAATAGCAATACCGTTATTACTCTCTACTACCTCTTTAGCATCGTCTTTATAAAGGGCATATTCGTCACGAAGTTTCTTTACAGACAGACGTGCCCCAGCTTGTTGTTGTGTCAAGTCGAACAAAACTGCCTTCTCTTCATCCAAAGCCTTACGTACAGCATTATATTCTTCCAATTTCTTATTAGCGGACAATGGATTTCTTTTCAATGCGATGCGATAGGCTTCACCAAGGCGTTTTACATCCGCTTCTATGCCTTTAATTACCGACTTTTGAGCGATAATCTTTTCTGAGAACCCGTTTACAACTTGCGAGGCATCAAATATTTTCTTTTTAAAACCTTGATTTATCTCATTACCAGCACGTACAGCTGAAGCGACAAGAGAATCCAATTCTTTCGTGTTTTTAGCTAATTGGGCTTCCATCGCACGGAAAGTAGCCGGAGATGTATTACCATCCATCCCGGAAATAGTAGATTTCAGCTTATCTATCTCTTCCCGTAACTTAATGACTTTTTGATAGTCTGCTTCTATGTGAAACGCTAATTTGGGCATACATCAATGTTTTGGATAAAAGTACATTAGACAAATGAAGTAGTAGAATTTTATGAGAATAGATACATGACAATGGAAAGATTGTCGTGAATATAGAATCATGCTCCTCTTTTTTGTCTCATAAGATCCTTTCCCGACATCTTCTTTACTTCTGTTCCATCTTTATCCTCATGGATATCGATAGGTTTATCAGCACTCATCAAGAGCAAAAGAAGATAAGGAAGATCCTCATACACCTCCCTGTAAGAAAGATGCAAATTTTCCATAAATAAGGTAATACTTCCTACGATGGTATTTCCTCCTACTATTTGGGTTTTACTGTTAGATTTGCCAGCTCCATCGCTAACT